GATACTGTTGTTTGGTCTTCCAAATTACTTCCGGTTAGACCGCCTTCTGCATGAACAACTCTTGCGCTGGCTCTGTCTGTTCCATAAAGAACGGTGCCGATGAAATCGGAGGGAACCGTGTTTGAGGAAGAAATCTTTGCGTATTTGACTCTATTTTCCGTGATCTGACCGTCAATTACGATGCTTCCCTCCTCAAAGACATGGGAACCAAACCTTTCAATTTGGTTTTGTAGCAATGTCTGTAGTTGGGTGAGTTCTCTTGCCTGAACTGCATAACCCGGACGGAACATCAATCTGAGGAATTTCTTGTCCTCGTTGAAGTCATCGTAATAGGGGTCTACATTGAAGAGATTCGGGTCGTATGATGGCATTTATTGCTACCTTGTCAGAAGTTTATGACAATCTTGATTTCTTCTTTTTGCTCATTCCCTCTTTGAATGGGCTTCATATTCTGTATGTATAGGATTTCACCAGACCTATACTTCAACTCGGCAGAATGAATAATTTCGTTTATTGTGGCGGATCCGCCAACCGCTCCGTCAATTCTATATCCCACTTGCATTCCCCCAACAAACCGTCCCTGCGTTCCGCTCAAACGGATAGTTCCTGTAGTTCCTGATGCTCCTGCCGCCCAATCCATGACATATCCGTTCGCAGATGTTGTCCCGACAGCAAATTCCTTGAATTCGTCTTCAAAGAATGAATTAGAATCAAAGAGGTTTATTCCATCATGAGAAAGTGAAAGAATTGTGGTTTGGTCATATGTTTCAACCCCACCGCGAACTATGCTCTGAATATCGGTGATTTCAGCAACACCACTCAAGCCCTTTGGCATGAACCCCGTGTAGTAAAGGTCTGTTTGGGCTATTCTTTCGCCACGCTTGAACTCTCCTTGAACATTTTCAAGATAAAGATAACCCGACTTGTTGGTTCCAAGTCTTGGCTCCCATCGGTATATCTCTCCGACTGAACGGGAAGGCGGCATCGTAATTTCATAATTTCCGATTCCGTGTGCAAGGAACCCATCAAGGAAATCATTTCCTCCCGTGCATCTGCATTGATTTCCGCCTAGGAAGGAGACATCCGTGGGAGCAACCGACAGTCGAAGCAATCTTCTTGCATCGGTTCCTGCGATTGTCTTTTCATCAACATTCATAATGGTAAGACCAGATACCGTCCCACCGAACTCAAAATTTCCACCACGAACATTGGTCAACACCAATTCGTTTGTTCCACTATGACCAGAAACTCCATAGAGCCAAGAAACAACCTTTCCGCTTGCTCCATCATATGGGCCTGTGGCTTGTTGCTGTGCTGTTGCTCCTACTTGGAAGGTTCCCAATACTCCAGGCTGAAAAAATCTAATTCTGACTTGTTTTTCTTCCAACAGCGGGTTTAGTATCAAGCCGAATTGTCGATATTCGTTTTCCGTGCTGACCTTTCCGCTTTCGGTTCTGTTGTATTCCTTGACAATCATTATGGCAGATGCGCCAAGTTCTTTGACAGGATTTGATCCATGTCCTCCTTGCGGGGACATGATAGGTTCAGCCAAGTCTTGTAGATTTACCTTTCCTGTAGGAACAACAAGACCATTCACATATTCAAGAGTTGCAAAGGTGTAATTTTTTCCACCATCGATGATCTCAATCGAATCAATTGTTCTGATTGGCTCAAAGAATTCTGCACATGCAGTCACGCCGTTCAAACGCAAGACATCAACATCTGCTGTTGCGCCAAATCGAACGGAAAGTTCTGCTGCGGTGGTGTAAGGATTTCCACTATTTTTATATGAAGTTCCATCACCCACAACTTTGATATGCGGAACAATTGAGAAATTGCTTGGTTCTGCTCCCCCCGAAATTGCAGAACTAAAGGGATCTTGAACAGTCACAAATGCAGAGTTTCCTCCTGCACTCGGGACAAATCCAGTAATCACCCGTGTCTGCCCAAGACCCGTGCCGTTGTCTATCGACAAGATCATGTCATTGTAATAATCGGGTTGCAAGAAAAGATAGGGAGATGCAACCGTTATTCCGGTTGCTCCCAAATCAACATCCGAAACAACAGTATTGTCTGCATTCGGGAACACGCATTTTGTTGAGACAACGAACGGCTGAACATCTGAATTCAATTCAATGTGGGATATTTCGCCATCGACAGCATCCTGCTGCACTCTCCATTGAAGTATTCTTTCATCGTTTTGGCGCAGATACTCGACATATTCGACCGGCATGTAGCCCTGTCGATTTCCTTGAGTTTTTGTAAGGAACTTTCTCTTTGACTCAGGAATCTGATACAGAAATTTCCATCTATAGCCATCAGGCATTGTTCTAACCCGATATCCGACATGGGTTGGAGCATAGAAAGACGGAGAGTTGTTGTTATTGTCTATGCACTTATACACCCGTTCTTCGTCTACCAAGACATAGAATGGAGATGGCTCAACATCATCAAAAAGATCAACATTGTCCCGATATGGTGAATAGGTGGCACCGGGTTTCCAATCATATCTTCTGACTACAAGAGAAACATCCTCTCGGTCAATTCTCTTGTGTGCAAACACCCCTCTCCAAAAGTCAGTATCATCTCTGACAGAATCGACGCTTGATGGGGGATCATTATCATCGACCCATCCAAGAATTTTTCCTATCGACAGAAAAAGATTATTATTGTCGATGTCTCCATAAATGTCCAAGAGAGCGTCGGCTGCAATTCTTTTGTGATTTTGACGGAATGGATCGCAGGGCATTGCTTTGTATTTAGAGGGTTTCTTCCCCAACCTCTTCTATGATTCTTGGTGGTGGTGGCGGGACAAATTCATAACCAAAGATTGATATGGCTTGTGATCCAGGAATCAACTTGCCTGTCTTGTCATAGATTTCTATCTTTATTGTATGTCTTCCATTTCGAAGTGCTTTTAGGGTGAATGCTCTAGCATTTAGACCAAATGTTCCATTCAGCCGGTTGTTGAGATATACCTTAATTTCTGTCGCTCGGTAAATCGCAAGACTTTCAGCATTTTCAATATCAAAAAGGACAGTAAAGGTTCTGAAATAATTGTAATCGGATGGCAATATTCCGTTTGGTAGGGGAGGATTGTTTACAACTGCTCCAAAAATTGGACTGTTGATTACAATCTTTGGTGTGGGGACATTTCCAAACGATTCTTCCCGACAATCGAATTCCTGTCCTTGTGGCATATTGAAGAATGCACGGGCAGTAATCTTTCTAAATTCGCTGTTTTCATCATACTCAAGCAACGCATACTTGAAGTCATATGGATTGCTTTGCATGACACCCAAACCACAAGGAGTCCGAACACCCAAGCACGGATTGTTTTCATTTGGATCAAATTGCGGGAATCCTCCTGTTATTGTTGTCGGTGGATCTCTGTATATCGGAGCGCCAATTCCGCCACCGTTTCCGCAATTGCATCCCTGACAGCATGCAACCGGATCATAGTCGGGGCAATCTTCGTTACAAGACACATATTGCGGACAAGTTGAATTGCATTCATTTCCGGGGCATGCAGGATCGCATGGGCCTTCGCACAGACATGGATCATATTGCTCACAATCAGGATGGCATACTCCATATCCAGGACATGCTGTGGCACATGGATCTAGACAATCAACCGCACATGGGTTTGCGGCGCAGCAAGTTGATCCTGTGGCATCACAATTACACCAGTCGAAGTCTGGACATTCTTGATTGCAAGGATCGCCGCAAACACAGGCATTATAACAAGTATGTCCCGTTTCACAAATGCTTGCGGGGTCAAAATCTGGACATGTCGGATGGCACGGCCCATATCCGGTGCATGCAGTAGAGCATGGATCGAAACATTGCCCCACACATGGATTTGCATTGCAGCAAGTGGAACCGGTCGGATCACAATTGCACCAATCAAAACTTGGGCAACTTGTCAGACACGGATCCGGTGGTATTGGGCAATTCAAAGAGCAGGGATCGTATGCGGGACATGATGGATTGCACTCTGCGGTATTTCCAGAACAACTTGTCAGGCATGGGTCAAAATTTGGACATACTTCGATACAAGCACAATCGTTGCTGCAAGGCCCAATTCCATTTCCAACCCCGCCCGAACAGCCGCAGCAAGTGGAATCTTTGCAGTCTCCACATGCTAATGCCTTTACCGAATTTGCAAAGGCAACAATGTCTGCCGGATATTGCGGGCCACTCCACGACTCACACTCGCAAATATGACCGCCAATATTTGCAATATTTTGGCAATACAGCCTTCGAATGCAATTTTCGACGCTTGAATCTCCGCAACCCATCACGGGATCTGTGCATAGTTTGTAAAAGCAATAAAATCTGCGAATATCGCAAACATCCTCATAACATACTTCTGGACATGCAAGACTTCTCATGCATTGCTGTATGTTGCATGTATTGGGGCCTGCTTGATTGATACAAGTTTCTCTTATGCAAGGCCATCCGGCACCCTCTGCTGCCTGATCGCAGTTGCATCCGCCTCCACATTGTTGATAACAACAGCCGCCACAATACTGATTGCATCCACAATCCTGTTGAGCGCATGACTCACAAATGCATTCAGTATCCCCCTCTTCACACACACCAATATCTGTTCCCCCCAATGCTGCTCGGATTGGAGTATTGAAAGAAGACCAATCATTAATTTGTTCCTGTGATCTTTGCTCACGAACATATTGCCATTCGTGCCATGGAGCATCATTGTCTCCATTCAGGAAATCGCCAATTTGATCTTTCCATATCTTCGCAATATGGTATCCGCGTTCGACTTTTTTGTTGGGGTGTGTGTAAATAAACCAGAACGGATCTGCGTTTGGGAAATCCGTAGTTTTTAAAACATCATTGTAACTTGTTGCCCCAATAAAGTCTATTTGATTGGTGATTGGATTTCCGACAACAGCATATCCAGAACCAATTCCTTGAATATATGCATTATGCAATTCCGGACTGTAACCAGGAGTCTTTGGCCCATCACCCCATCTTGAAAGGAAAAGACCCAAATCATCACCATCAATTACGCTATCGGAATTGTAATCAAATTGCTTGCATCCTTCCCAATCGTTGGAACCCGATGTCTCTCCAAAGCATGAATTGAACTGTGTTAAAAGTTCTTGATATATTGTATTTGTCTTTTCATAATTTGATATTCCTTGATCGAACCAAAGAGAAAGATCATCGAATGTATTGAATGTATATGGAGCATAATGACCAATCAAAGGAACTTCATAAGACATGAGTGCAGATGCATTCTGCAAATCAAGTTCTGCACATCTCTTTATAAGAACCGAACCAAACATCCCCGTTCCTACGGGGTGAACAAGTCTTCTAACTATTTCACGATACTTGTCGATTACGACTTCGCTCTTCAGAACATATGACCAATTCTGATAGAATTGATTATCAGGAAGAACCTTGTTGGTGCTTAGTCTTCCGTCATTATTTGCATAGTATCCTGCCGATTGGCAGAGGGAACCGAGATTAACATTTCCGACAAATCCAGAACCACGGGCGGTATCAATCTGTATTTGAACGCTCTCGTCCCTATAGTTGATTCCAAAATCATCGATGTTAATTTTTCTAATACCACCGAGAGAATCTACCTCAACTACAGTTCCTTCTGCCTGCTGCCCTTCGTCTTGTGGTAGGAAGTAAACCCTGTCTCCGACTTGATAATCCGTACCAGCATTCACGATGTCCACCGAAGATACTACGCTGTAAACATATGCTTCGCTAAACTTTTCCTCACCATCTTCAAATTCTATTCCATAGTCACCAGTTCTGAATGTTCCGTTTCTTGCTGTTATCAGCAATTCAGCAACAGGGAAATTTCCAATCTGAAAAGTATCTACGCTGATGACTTTTGCAGTCGCAAGAATTCTGCCATCAGAATCTTTCTGAATGACATTATTTCCTGCTGCCCGATATATCGAATTTCCAAGGGAATTTGACACTCGGATATAATTGTTTTGTGTCCATCTTCCCGAGGAAAGTCGCAGAATGTCTACCTTCGGATAATAAAACTCAACCGCAGCATCAAAGAATATTCTGAAAAGAAACTCGTAGGATTTCTCCGTTCCTTTTGCCAGATAGAACTGTTTTATGTTTTTGATCAGTTGCTTGGGATCAACAGGAAGATTTGTTTCTTTGTTGATTGCCAAACTTTCAGGGAAATTGAATAGATACTGCGACTTGAATCTTGCAACAAATTGATCCAAGGTTGTATCGATATCAGCGACATCCTTGAGAGCCAACGGAGAAAGAATCTTGCCCGAGTCTCTTTCAAGACTCAACCATTCATAGTATGCAGAAAGAAATGCAACCAAAGTGGGGTGTTCGACTCTGACAAACTCTGGCAGTCTGTCAGGAACGAAACTTGAAAGTTCTCTTGATTCATCAATAGTCATGCTGATTTTTCAGATTATCGTGATAGGGGCGAGTCGCTTGCGTTTCTGTCTATTACAGTTTTTTCGGGCACAGCGGTAATGTTTATGGACAACTCATCAATCGTTATGATCTGATTTCTTCTTGAAAAGATGTCTTTGTTTTCTGGTTTGACTGTGAGTCTGATGGATGTCTGACCGGATCCAAGATATTGAGGAGTGAAGTTTCTCAATGAAATTGTGCCCTTCACATAATCAATTGATCCAATCTTCTTGTTGATGATTATCTTCTTGCTTCCAACTTGCTTGAAAATGCGGATGTTTCCATATCCATCATCATCAAGGAATGCATCAACTGTCGGCTTGACTCTTGCAGTCGATGTTGCATCGATGTATCCAAAAACCGTGCTTGACAGAATTGAACTGTATCCTTCGATTGGATGAAGCAAAGCATTGTCAAAATTTATCGTATATGGTGCGGGTCTTCCGATGTTCGGCTCAAATTCTTTCATCAATGAGATTTCAGTAGTGTTTGAGTTTATTGCCGGGGAAGAACCGTCTATTGCTGAAGAGAATTTTGATGACCTGAAGTTCTTCTGAAACACACCAAGATATTGAGTGTTGAACAGTTTTACAATGTTGATCATTCTCGATTCAATTCCCTCTCTTGATAGAGCGGTTTTTGACTCATCATAATAAAGTGTAATGTTTGGAATTATGTAGAGAATGTCGGGGTCAACAACTTCGGGAACGATAGTTACAAGATTTCTTTCGCCCAATATTGTTCTTTCGATTGCTTGCTTTTCCGAAAGAGACAGTCTATTTCCTACCTTGGGTTTGATGCTGATAAAGACCTTTCCATATTGGGGCGGATCATTTTCTTCGCCACCCCAGATGTAGAAAGAATCAGCACGATTCGAATATTCTTTGCCTAGAATTGCTCTGTAGTCATCCGAAGTTACTGCTCGGTCTTGCGCTTGATAATTTCTTGGCGCATAGAATCTAATTGATTCTGGATCCTCGGGATCTCTTCCGTTATTCGATACAAGAACTTTCCCCTGAGCATCTGTTTGTATTCTGACCTCTCTTACTCTACCATCGCTGCATGTGATCGAACGCTTGGCAGGAGATTCATCAAAACCAATTCCATTTCCAGACGCACCATTGGTGACAAGGTATCGCATGAAAACTACATTTCCATTTTCAATTGCTCTTCCTATGATTCCATCACCGAAATATATCTCCCACAGACCTTCTTTGTTTTCTTGTATGAAGAATCCTGTTGTTGTAGAATCAACTTTTGTAATGTCTGTGATTCTGTCCCAAACTTGTCTTCTTCCGCTGTTGTCTGTCTCTGATCTTTGTACTGCGACAACCAATGTATCAATATCAACATTTTTGTCGGGAATCACAAATTTGGGGATGTTCTCGTCTTGAGTATTTGCAATGTATGAAATCTGCTTAAGGCTTCCTTGATAAAGAACTATGTCCTTGACAATGTTTTCACCTGATCTCCGGACTGCCTTGTAAGAATCTAAAGTCACAAAACTGACGGATTTTCCGTCGATGTCCTTGCCTCTGAAGATTGTTCCTCTGTCAATGAATTGCTTGCCCTGAATTACCTCTTGGGTAAATATATCAAGTTCATCCCCTGTTGATGAACCCAAAACCGCATCGACAGTAAGTCTGGATGCTTTGATTGATCTCGGGACATAGTTCAGATGCTTGGCAAGAGAAACAATTGACTCTCTCATTACCGCCGAATCAAGAAATGATTCGTTTGCCACCATATTTGCATAATATGCCTGATAGTGGGTGTTGTATGCCAACAAATCCATGATGACGGACAAGGCAGACCCTTCAAAGTCATAATCCTTGAAAACAGTTTGTGTTCTCAAATAGTCCTTGAGATTTTCCTTGATTTCATCAAATTCAAGGGATTGAATTGGTCTGTTTGATTGATTGCTCATCGTAGTCGTTTCATCCCAATTGTTGTTGAGAACACTCTTTGAATATTTCTCATTGTGAAGTGTATCGTGACTCGTATTTCATTTCGATCTATGACATCAGCCACATCAACAATAGCATCCAAAACTCTTGGCTCATATCTTTTGATTACTTCGGAAATTCTACTTTTCAATTCCATTACCGTAATTGGATTGGTCAATTCAAACAGCATGTCCTGAACACCAGAACTAATTTCAGGATGAAATGGCTTTTCTCCCCTTCGGAAAAGAATCAAATTACGCAATGACCTCTTTATTGCCTCC